CACCATCACCTACTACGAACTAAAGCGGCCCCAGAGCTTTCTTGCCCTGGTGCGCTACACGGCTTACAGCCCCGATGGAAAGGTGTTCAGGGTGTTTGAGGGGGTATATGAGGACGATCCAGAGGAGTTTTGCCGCTTGGAGAAGGACATTGAAACCGCGCTAAAGGGCGGGATTGATGCCAGCATCCAAAGCGAGTACGAGCATGAAATCTTTCCGGTGATTTCCAGCTACCTCAACTAAGGTGCTACACTAATGAGGTAGTTCAGGCGCCACCCATGCCTAAGCTTGTTTCTTACAGCTACAAACGCGACTCTGATCTCCTAGAGATCCACGCCATCGTCGAAGACGCTGTTCAGGTTGCTCCAGCGACTGCTACGGAGCCACCACAGTTTGGTTCCGCCCTTTGTAAGGCGGTACTACTCTGGTACGAACCGCTCAGCCACGCCAACGCTCCAACAAGTGAAGAAATTGAGCGTTTGCTCTGTTGGATTCCAAGGAACGACTGGTACGCAATTCCTCCTATCTTCTCAGATGATGAGTGACGCAATCAATCCTGGTCACTACCAAAGTGGTGACATTGAGTGCATCGATGCCATCAAAGCGCAGATGACACAAGATGAATTTCTTGGTTATCTGCGCGGCAACAGCATAAAGTACCTGTGGCGCTATCGCCAAAAGAATGGCGCCGAAGACCTACGTAAAGCTCAGTGGTACTTAAACCGACTTATCACTGAATTTGAACTGGACCCTTTCTACGACCCACTTGCTTAAAACAATGTCAACTCACCCACTTGACCACATCAAAATGAAAAATGCGCCTGCATATATGCAGTCCGAAGTCCAGGATTACAACCTTAAAAAGGCAGAAGAGTTCGATCGTTATGGCTCTATAGCGAACTCAGTTGATGCCGCTATGGCTTGGGAACACACGGTGTGGAATGCACGCACGGAAGCAGACTGGTCCTGTGATGAGGGCGGCTGGTACGCTCCAGATGGAACCCATGAGTCCGATTGGGACGGTGAGTTCCCCGAAGAAAAGCACGCCTGACTTTTATGTCTGAATACAAGGTTCTTTTTGGCGTCGAGCATCTCGGCGCTTTATCTTCGTCTACCTCTATTGCGTTTGATACAGAGACGCTCCAGCTGCAACCAGAGATTGGCAAACTGCGTCTCATTCAGCTTGGTTGCAGCGATACAGAGACAATTGTTGTTATTGACTGCTTTGATTTGGATGAAGATGACTGGGAAAAAGTATCCGATTTCTTTGATGTAGATAGGCGGTGGTTAGCGCACAATGCTGTCTTTGATTTAGGTTGGTTACAGGAGCATGGGATACGTCCCAGGGGGCAACTGTTTTGCACAATGTTGGCCAGCAAATTGTTATCTAATGGGCTGCCTAATGTAAAACATGGCCTTGTACATGTGGCTAAAAGGTATCTACGAATTGACTTAGATAAAGAGCAGCAAAAGTCTGACTGGGGCGCTACAGACCTTAGTGAGGAGCAGCTTGTCTATGCGGCTAAGGATGTCGAGGTGCTCTTGCGCCTGGATGTTGTCCTGCAGCAGATGCTGGCAAAGACCGGATTGGCTGCGGCAACAAGCCTAGAGTGCAGAGCGCTTCCGGCTATGGCACAGATGTGGCGTACCGGACTTCCATGGAACATTCCTGCTCTTGAACAGTTACGTGATGACTACCAGTTCACAATTGATGCGCTCAGTCGAGAATTTTTACGGGAGTTGGATACAGCGCTCCCTGAAGGCGAAAAACTCCCCAGAGAAGTGCCAAACGTTAAAAGACTCTCGTACCTTCGAGACCGTCTCACCGAAATGGGCCACGACGATGATGTCCGTGAACGCTGGTATGCAGAAATTGAAGACATCGAAAGAGCGGAAACGTTCAACCTCCGGCCAAAAGCTTCTGGTTCTTTTCGCCTTGGCACCAAGCAAGACGCGGGCTTTAACATAAATAGCCCTAAGCAATTGTTACAAAAGTTTACCGCCCTGTTGGGTGAGCCGCCTGTCGACGCCAAAACAGGCAAACCTAGTGCATCTAAAGCAGCGCTCCAGGAGTATGCGGCTGATCACCATGTCATTCAAACGTATTTGGCATGGAAAAAGGCGGAGAAACGCCGCCAAATGGTTGAAGCAATCCTCGAAAAAGCAGACGAAAATGGTTTTGTTCGTGCCAGCTATCTGCAGCTTGGAGCGGAGTCGGGTCGTATGTCTTGCATCAAACCCAATAACCAGCAGATTCCTCGTGATACGGAGTTTCGTCAGTGCGTTGAAGCTCCTGATGGTTATCTGCTTGTTGACGCGGATTTTGGTCAGATGGAATTACGACTCGCTGCAGCAGTGGCTAAAGACGAAAGGATGACCAAGGCGTTCCAGGGTGGGGAAGACCTTCACACTGTTACTGCTGAGGCCATTGGGTGCTCTAGGCAGATTGCAAAGTCCGCAAACTTTGGCCTTTTATATGGGTCTGGCGCTAAAGGGTTACGCAATTACGCTGGTGCGTCTGGCATCACCATGACTGTTGAAGAGGCTGCTCAAATTAGGGAGCAGTGGTTGGATACGTACCAGGGGATTAGGGCGTGGCAGCGGTCAAATGCAGATACTGCTCGAAAGACTGAGGGGGACAGGTTTGCGGAGATTCGCATCCCTGGTTCGCGGATGCGGCGTTTCCTACCCGGTGACATGAATCGCTTGACTGTGCGGTGTAACACCCCGATTCAAGGCGCTGGTGCGGCGATCCTCAAGTGTGCGCTGGGTAATCTATGGCCCGTTATTGAGGCCGCAGGGGAGTTAGAGGTCAGGATTGCAGCCTGCGTACACGACGAAATTTTGTTGCTAGTTAAAGAGGACAAGGCCCAGTATTGGGCTGAACAGCTAAAACGGATAATGGAATCCGCTGAGGCCAAGTGGCTGGGTGAAATCCCTCCGCTTGCTGAACCTTCAGTGGGTAAACGGTGGTCTGAAATTCACTGATGGCTAAGAACGAGCATCGCAGCTACACCGGAGCGGATAACGGTAGGGCCAAACTCACCGACGATTTGGTCCGCGAGATTCGGGAAAGATACGCCTTGGGGGCGAGTGTCACAGCACTGATTGATGCCTACGGTTTATCTCGCGTCGCTGTGGAGAACGTCGTTAAGTATCGCTCTTGGAGGCATGTGGTCTGATGGTCAGCGTTTACCGCACCAATGAGGGATGGGCGTATCACGTTCCAGCAAAAACAGGCTATTACAATAGTCTTGGAGAGGTGATGGACGCTGCCTATGCAGCCGAAAACAGGCCGGCAGATCATCATGCAATTCCTCAACTACGAGATCGCCCGTGCCACAACTGCCGATTTGCAGCGGGCGGCTAACTTCCTGGAACGTGCCAGGGAGGTTAGGAGTGATTGTCGCCAGCAACGTACAGAATCGCGACAAAAACAGAAGAGTGGCTGGCGCAAGCATGTAGACGATTCAATCAACTGGTAACACATTGCTAGAATAGTACAAAGTTGTTGTGTGCTACATGGCGATTCGCCACGGTAATAAGACATATCTGCAAATTCTTTTGGACCCTAATCGCGCAGAGCTACTTAAGGAGGTGGCGGAGACTAAGGGTATGCGCCCCACCGCTTGGATTCGGGATACCGTGTACAAAATGCTGGAATTGCACGTTCCACCGGATGTCTATAAGGTAGCGGCTTCTAAAGATGAGGCGGCATGGCAGGCGTCCGTCAGGAAACGTGTCGAAGGTCGGTTGAAATCCCGAAAACAATCGGGAGACTCAAGAGACTCTGGTGACATCTGAGTTAAAAGGTGATAACTTAACGCCGTGGTCAACAAACACCCATGCCACGGTACGCACTCTCTATTACACGCCCAGAGGTAGAACCGCTTTACCTTGCTGCTTCTTATGAGCAGACAGGTAGCGGTGTTCTCATCACTGACAAATCCGAAGACGCCTGCTCCTATGTAACTATTGAACAAGCGTGCGCCGTAGCATACGCGCTACGGCACACATTTGAGTCCGTCCCCAATGTCATTGAAGTGGAGTATTGATTGGTGGACGGATTTAGCCAATACATCAAAGACATTCTTAGGTATCCGCTCCTAAGTAAGCAGCAAGAAATCCTGCTGGCACGTCAAGTTCAGGATTGGGTCACAGCAGAAAAGCCCACGCTAAGACAGCAAAAAGCTGGTCAGCGGGCGTACCACAAGCTAATTAACTGCAACCTTCGTTTGGTGGTGTCTATCGCTAAGCGATATACGCCCCATGCACGCCGGACTGAGATTTTCGACATTGTGCAGGAGGGCAACATGGGTCTTGCCCATGGCATTAAAAAGTTCGACCCAGAGCGTGGCTACGCCCTGTCCACTTACGTCTACTGGTGGATTAGGCAGTCCATTACTCGCTACCTCAGTTGCCACGACAGGATGATTCGTCTTCCGTCCCACGCGGTGGAGATGATGTCTAAG